AATTACCTCCCTGCTGCTGGCTCTGCAGCATCATCGCCCGGCGCAGCATGCCGGGTAGGCCGCCGGCAGGCTGGTCCTCTAACGGCCCTGAAAGATGCTCAGTGACAACGGACGGTCCGCCCGGGAAGTTAAAAGGATTTCCGTTCGGGGGATCAATGTAGTGGGGGTCACCCCAGGGATTATCGGGATTCGGTTGTGGAAAGCGTGGGGGGATTTCAGGCAGCCTACGTCGCGGTGGCGGGGAGGAAGGCACTTGCAAATCGAATTTGTCGGGTATCGCCGGATCGCTCAACTGCAAATTACGCGGCTGGAAAAGAATATCTCTCAACGAATACGCCATGTGCTCTCTTTCGATCTGTTCAAAACGAACCGCGTTTTGTACTCGGCTCTCTCAGAGGCTAACTTCGATTCTGTTCTTCGGCGCGCGTATCCAGCCGATGGTGTTGCTCTGATTGGAGTCAATCGAACACGCGGTTTTCAGCTGTTTGGCGTGTTACGGATCGTAGATTACGCGGCGGAGACGTAATTTCGACGCCATGCTATCAACCATAGCTTGGCTGTCTGGATATGCCTCGTAAACAATTTTCGTTTTTATCGTGCTTGCGTGGTGCCTCGGATTCCAGGTCCAAAAAACATCTGGATACGTACCCGTTCCCTCGAACATGCCTTTCAGGATCTTCCTGATAGTAAAACTTTCGGGAGGCCATTCAAACAACGGGTCGAAAAACCTGGTTGCGCAAAATCTATCGTTCAGACGTTGGAACTCTCTGTATCCGCTTTGATATTCGGGGGGTGCATCGAAACATGGCGATTTTTCCAAACGCTTGGGGCCGCCGTCTTTCGGCACTTCCAGTGAGGGGCAATAGAGCGGGCTGCTCGTATGATGCCATGCAACCAGCGAATCCTTCACGACGAACGTATTCGTTGATGCGACCATCAGGTAGCTGGCACAGGCGGAGAGGCAGTAGTCATAAACGACAACGGTTGCGCGCCGATCTCGAAGCAAATCGGCCAAGGCGATCGCGGTAACTACATTACCGCCGAAGCTCCGAACCACAAAAAGACCCTCTTCAGCCAGATCTTCGGCCAACGAGATGTCCATTGCAGGAAGAAGTTCGGCATCAAAACACAAAGTCCGCTTGTCACGATCGAGCGCCATGGGACGCTTCCCATTTCCGCGACAATATTCGACAGCGCGGGCGTAAACGCCATCATCCTGTTGTTGAGCACACGAAATGTTCGAGCCCCAGCAAACAAAAGCCAGCGCGCTGAGAACCGTAAAAATTACAACGCGGAAAATGGAGGACCGAAAACTCGCCGATCCTGCGTCGGATCTCTCTTCGCCGCGCGCACGACCTGGGCACTGGCGGCTAAAGACGAAACGACCCCGCTCCACGCTCATCGCCAAGCTTCCGGCGCGACATGTCAATGCCTGCGCGTTGCTACTCGAACGATCACTACATTAGAACAAAGCATGAACTTCGTCAATCTCAAATCACGCTTTCCCCGAGGCAGCCCAACTCCTTGTCCATGATGATGTGCTTTTCCTTGTAGCCTTCGAGCACGCGCAGCCAGCCCTTGCGGCCAAAGATCCGAATCCGCTTACAGCCCTCAGCTCTGGCGTAAATCTCGATCTGGTCGATCAGCGGCAGCCAGCGTTTCATGTCGGCGCCGCCGCACACGGTAATGATGCAGACCTTGCCGATCCCGGAATTGATCAGGATAGTTGCGGCTGCGGCTTCGACCGTTCGACCGTTCCACGCGATCCACAGCAGGCTGCGGCCGGCAAGGATATCGGCTTCGATATCGGCAAAGGCGCTCAGTTCGGTGCGGCGGCAAGCCATCTTCAGCAAACGGCTGACATGCGGCCAGATCTCGTGAACCCGTTGCGGGTCGACGCAGACTAGCTCGGCCAGGGATGAATGCCCGGACATGTGCAGTCCTCATACGCCATCAAACTTGAGTCCGAGACTTTTTGTGGACGCCATCGCGGCGTCAACCGTCAGGCCTCATTCCGGTGATCCATCAGCGAAGGATGAAGAGCCGCCTCCTGTGGAATGGGTCAGCGAGTCAATCGCCGAGAGAGAATCCGAATCGGCTTCTCTGGACTGATCGGGAACTGCGGCGGCCGAGCGAAGTGAATCTGGGCTGCGCGACCCGCGTCTGGGTCGCCGCTTTCGTTGGGACCGGCGCCCGGTTGAATCTGACCTTGCTGCATCACGGTGCGCATCAATCCAAACAACCCGCCGACGGGTTCATTCCCTGCGCGTCCTGAACGATTCTCCGTTACGACGAACTCCTCATCCGGGTAGTTGAATGGATTCCTAGCTGGCGGATCCACATCACGTGGCGGACGCATTTTCGGTGGGTAAACCGACGGGGGATCAGGGAAAGGAGTTTCGCCTCCCGAAGGCGAAGGTAAAGGCCATGTAGGCGGAGGCGGCAATATGTTTCCTCCAGGTGTTGACCGCGGCGTCTTCTGGGGCGGATTCACTTTAGGTAGAGGACCAAACGGATTATCACCAGGAGGAGAAGGTAAAATTCGCGGGACAGTAGGGAACATGAGCGCAGATGGTGCGGCCTGTCCAATACCGACGTCCTTGGGTATGTTCGGGTCCCAAAACTGCAAGCTTGGCTGTTGGAAAAGATAATCTCGAAAGGAAAACGCCATTTGCTTCTCTCGTTTTACGGATCGTACAAGACGCGACCGAGTCCAAGTTTCGACGCCATCGCATCAACCTCCCTTTGACTTTTCGGATACGCCTCGTAAATGACCCTCGTTTTGATGGAGGCGGCGTAGTACCTCGGGTTCCAGGTCCAGAAGGCATCGGGAAACCTGCCCGTTCCTTCAAACCCGCTCCTAAGCATCCTCCTGATGATGACGCTCTCGGGAGGCCATTCAGCCAATGGATCAACGATCCTCGCTGCATAAAACTTGTTATTCAAATTCCGAAATTCTGCGTAACCGCTTTGATATTCTGCGGGCGCATCAGAACAGAGTGCCACATCCAAACGTTTAGGCCCCCCGTCCTTTGGCGCCACAAGGGAAGGACACCAAGGTGGTTCGCTAGAATAACGCCAGGCGACGAGAGAGTCCTTGAGTACGATAGTTTTTGCTGATGCAAAAAGGAGATAACTGGCACAAGCCAAAAGGCAGTAATCATACACGACGACCGTTGCGCGCCGCTGTTGAAGCAAGTCGGCCAGAACCATGGCGGTGCGCGGCTCTCCGCCGACACTGCGCACCACGAACAGTCCTCCTTCCACAAGGCTCTTCGCTGGCGAAAGGTCCTGTTCATCCAGGATATCACCGTCAAAGCACAAGACCCGATTGTCGAGATCGAGCGCCATCGGACGCTCCGTGTTGCCACGACAATATTCTACGGCGCGAGCATAAATTCCGAAGTCCGGTTCCTCGGCGAGTAAGGCTTTCGAGCCTGAGCATGCAAAGAGCAGTGTGAATAGGCCTATAAAGTTTGTGATACGGAAAATGAGAGAGCGAAGTCTGATCGAGATTTTCCTAGAACTCTTGTTTCTCAGTACACCGTTCGAATGCCGCCGACTGGAATGAGTGAGATAAAGCGAATTCTCTCCACCTGCACCAAACTTCCAGCGCGACATCTTCAATGCCTACACTTCCACGGGAACTCTACCTAATAGAACATATAGTGAACAATGTCAACCCCAAGGAGAACCGCAGTCTTTTGCTGAAGCGAACGACATTATGCCGACACCGATCCGGCTAATTGCTTCCGGGCGACCCAGCGCTTGGCTAACCGCCTGTCCTTCTTTCTGATCTCGGCTTCGATTATTGAGACATCGCGCTGCTATTTGGACCGCGTCTGCCAAATTTTCGAACGGTTGCCGCCCAACGACGCATCACACCGCGTCGTCCGGGGCTCATACTTCGGCGGTTCGTCCGCCCTTGCGTCCCCTGGGCGCTTCGGACGAAATTCATCATAGCGATCGAGAACATTCTTCCGGATGAGTCCTGGTGGCGCTTGATCGACGAAGTCGCGCTCGCGCCCGATATCGGGAACGCCTTTCACGATCCCATCGTCGACTGGCTCGATCGATACAGCCAAAAATGGTTATTATGCGCGAACTCACCGTCCGCACGAAGCGCGCACGATCAGTTCGCGTCATCCGGAGGTTCGAATTCTGGAGGTTCATCAGCCGAACTATCGCCTGCACGCTTTGGACGAAACTGGTTGTACCGATCGAGAACATTCTTCCGGATCAGCCCGGGCGGAGCCCGATCGACGAAATCGCGCTCGCGACCAACATCGGGCACGTTCTCTACGATCTGCAGCGACATGATCTCCTCGAGCACGTCCGACAACTCATCGCCTCGACCGAGTTTCAGAAGTATCCGAGCCTTCTGACCGAGGGCCTCTCTTCGCCACAAGTTAGTTCTATTCGCACGCTCCAATGCGACATTGGCCCACTTCAACGCTTCCTCGGGTTGATCGAGCGAATAGAGGTAGACATACGCCTTGCTGATTACAGGACGAACGTCGTCCGGATGACGCTGCAGCATGTCATCCAGGACCTGCAACGCTTCGCCGTCTCGTTCGGCCTCGCGCAAGAGCCAATGCAATTCGTTCGCAAGGAAGCGGTGGTCGCCACTGTCCGCGGTAGACGCGCGTTCCGCGACAATGCGAATGACCGAATCGAGAGGAGCCCCACCCCGGAGTCTTTTGATCCATTCGTCGAAGTCTTCTGGTGACCGGAACGACGCTATGATGACCCCCCTCGGCAAAAACTGGACGGGCAAAGAACTTTTCGCGAATACCTTATCAACTATCAGCGCCAAATACCATTGGCAGTCCGGCTGGCGCCATCGGCTTCTAGCGCCGCTCGTTGCGCCACCTTTCTTCATCGGCAGGGCACCGTCGCCTCCGCCCCGGCGTCCACCGCGATTGTTACCGCCTCCGTCGGCCCAGCTTTGGAACGATCCGAGCTTTGTCGCCGAGCGCTTCCTTTCGGAAACCCGGTGCGATACGCGCGCCCCAACGCAACACCAATTCGATCGCAAGACGCTGGTGGTCGCTCGCGTGCGGTCATTGATCGAATGTTCAGCAGCGACGCCGGATCACATCACGTCGTCCGAGGGCTCATATTTCGGAGGTTCATCAGCAGAACTATCGCCCGCACGCTTTGGACGAAACTCGTTGTACCGATCGAGAACATTCTTTCGAATGAGTCCTGGTGGCGCTCGATCGACGAAGTCGCGCTCGCGCCCGATATCGGGAACGCCCTTCACGACCTGCAGCGACATGATCTCCTCGAGAACATCCGACAGTTCATCGCCTCGTCCGAGTTTGAGAAGTATCCGTGCCTTGTCGCCGAGCGCTTCCCTTCGAAAAAAACCCGTGCGATACGCGCGCCCCAGCGCAACATTGATCCACTCCAGCGCTTCCTCGGGTTGATCGAGGTCGTATAAGAATGCCGTTGCTTTGCTGATTGAAAGGTGAACGTCGTCCGGATAACGCTGCAGCATGTCGTCGAGGACTTGCGTCGCCTCCTCATCTCGTCCGGCCATGCGTAACAGCCCTACCAACTCACCGCCAAGGAAGCGGTGGTCGTTGCCTTCCAAAATTCCCAGCCGCTCTATGACGGTGCGGATAACGCGACTAAGCGAAGCCTCGCTCCGCAAATGCTTAATCCACTCATAAAGCGCCGAAATGGAATCGTCCGATCTAATGACAACCTCCCGCATCACCGCGTGCCGCACGCAAGCGGCTAACCCCGAGGCTTCTTTCGGATCAGCAGCCGCCTAGCAAGCTGTCTTTCCTTCCTTTTGACTTCACGATCGAGAACCTCACAAAGCCTCTCGTGAAATTCGAGGCCATAACAAAAAGGAAGGTACCTCGGGAACTCAACCCAATATGGGACAACATCCGAACTAACATCCTTCAATCGATCGAGCGACTTCCGAATTACGGCACTCGCGATGGTCACGGCTTGCAGGCCATCCGTACTGCGCGCTAATCGGACTCGACTATCCTCCAAACCTTGCAACTGAAACGCACACACCCACTCACCGGGATTCGCCTCGTCGAGACGCGGAATTCCCAAGCGAGCCAGCGCGGCGCTTTGCTCGGCGCCAAATCGGAACTCGTATTGGACGAGAGTGGCTTCACTCCATTGCTTATCCGCTGACCTACTGGCACTTCCGGCTTGATCGACCTTCCGGCCTGGCATCGTTCGCCCCTTTTGTCTGCACACCACCGCTCCAGTGAGGATAGAACAAACGGGGAACTTTTTCAACCCTCGAAATTTTCGCACAGCGTCCGTCTACTAACCGCCTTTGCGGAAAAGCAAGTTCAGCCACAACGGCGAGCCGCCGTGAGATATATGCAACACTCGGGGTGCGATGTCCGCTACCGAGCTATGCTTGCGTCGATGCGATCCGTAGCCAACGTCGTCAACGTCACAGCTACAAGCAGCTGTTCATTACGTAAAGTCGAAAGGTTTGCGTTTCGCTCGCCTTCGAGGTCCGTACTCGAAACGTTGCGCTACCTTTTGCGTCCAAATTGAAGCTCGCACCATTGCTTTTTATTCTCTTCTGATTCGAAGGTTTTGCTCCAGCATGCGCGATTCTGCGACTCCCCACCCAAGGTGTTGTTCTGCCTTCTGTCTAGAAATTTGCAGAAATTCTCCCAATCGTCAGTATTTCCTTCGGAAGCTTGGAGACAGCGACCACGGGCGCTGTCTCCAGCGCTCCCACTCCCGTACATCCCTCTAGGCAAAACCTGCGGTATCTTCGCGGCAATATCAGGCCAATCTGGCAAAGTTGATGCAGGAATTCCGGCGGCGTCGGGACCGATCGCCGGTCCGGCGTGTTGATCGCGATCCGGATTGGATGCGAAACCCTCACCCATCGCTAAGCTCCGTGCCAATTCGGGCATCAAAGGAAATAGACTCCACGCGTTGCGCCAGGTCTCGGAGATGTGCGGCAGCGGAATCTCAGGGATTGTTCCGGGCCCTGGAGGGATTGGCCGCGGCCCTACTTTTCGTGCCAACTGACCAAAGCCGGCCATAATCGGCGCCGGCCCGGCGCTATTATCAAAGCCTTTCGGGCTCTGCGCCGATGGCAGCGCGGCATCACCAGTTGAAGAAGCTCGCACGAGCTGCCTGAAATTCGGATCCCGCGGCGCGGGTGGTATTGGTCCGCGAACTTCGCCGAGCGGCCGCGACTGCTGCCGATCCGCCTGCAACGCAAGCATGTTGGCGAGCAGGCCGCCTGGTGCAGTGCCGGCGTTGTCCACCGTCGACGCGTCAGGTTGCCCTGTGTAACCAGCCCGCTGCTGCTCTTGCAGCGCCCGGTGCAGCATTCCAAGCAGACCCCCAGGAGCGCTATAGGCTTCCGGATCAAATGCGTAGGAATCGCGATAATTCAGGCTGGCCATCAGTCAATTCCTTGTTGGCAATGAGTTTGTTTTTGTGTGCATCAAAGTGCATGCAATCGGCTCTTCGCCGATACGCGTGCCGCGCCGCGCTTTGCGCGGAGCTGCGATTTCATCGGATCGGCGAAAGCCGGCTCTCGGCGCCGAAAAGACTGCAAAACGTGTTGATTAAGCGTTGTGGATTTCCGAGACGGCGAAAATCATCGCTGACGCGGAACGGGACGCGAGCTTTGGCGGGCGACCGGCCTGTCCGGCAAAAATCTTTGTCAAAAACGGCGCGACCAGCCTTCAAGGCAAATTTATCTCAGCCAAGAATGGCGTACAGAAACTTCCGATCCGCCGTCCCTGAATTCGCGTGCGTGATTGTGAACGAGCCGTTGGCCACGGCACTGACATACATCGTGCCGTTTCCCACCTCTGCTGCGGCGCTCGCTGTCGTCGGCGTCAGGATTGGTACCGATCCCGATGCGATAATCGCCGTAGCAATCGGGTTTCTTGTAACGTCAACGACGGTTGTTGCCGATCCCGTATTCAGCGTGATAGTTCCCGTAGCGTTGGATCGCCCCGCCGCGAGTTGCTGTATGGAGAGAATGACCTTTTTTAAATCCGTCTCTGTAATTCCGGGAACAAAGAGATATTGGCTCATAGCGTGCCGCTCGTCGTCAGGTCGGGCACGACGCCCGCGCAAAACGTCCACGTGGTCGCGGCGGGAATCCGAACCTTGAAGCGCGCGTAGCGGGTATCCTGCATCAGGTCGCAGCGTCCGGTTCTGGCATTGACCAGCACTTCAGTACCCGACGTCGCCGCCGCCAATGGCGTATCGCGACTAGAGACCGAACCGTAGAGCGTGGCCGCATCCGTCACAGGCCGAAAGCCGCGAATCGTGATGCGGGTGTCGTCTGTGCCCTGTTCGGCGCTTTCGATCGTCGCCTCCAGGTTGGCGCCGCGAAAGAAGCCAAGGACATGAGTGTTGTTGAATTGCGCGATCTCCGGCTGCACGGCGGTTGCATAAGCATCGAGGCTCAGCGTCATTGCATCGATGGAACTGTTGACCACGCCGCCGGAAACATACGCATTCGCAAACATCGATAGCTGCAGATCGAAATGCGTGCCGTCGACAACGGTAATGGTCCAGGTCCGTGCATTTGCCTCAACGGTTCCGACAACCCCGGCAATGGATACGATCTGCCCCGTTGTCAGCGTCGCGGTGGAGCCGACAGCGATCCGTATCAGGCTGCCGTTGTTGGTGATCCCGGTAATCGCAATTGCGCCCGGTGCAAGGGTGTCGAGATTTTCCAGCGTCAAGCCGGTCTGTGACATGCCGAGCAGATATTCGCCCACGACCGAGATCGGGAAGAATCGATCCAGCAAAAAATCGTAGCCAAGCAGCTTGTCATAAGCGCCGTCGGCGCCCGAAACGGACTTGTAGGCCCAATACACCCGCGTGCTTCGCGGGTCTGCCGCCCCCATGAACAGTTGCAGATTGCCCTTGTCGAGATCGCCCAGAAAGGTCCGGTCGACTTTCTCCCGTCCGATCTGTTCGGGAACACCGCCCGGCTCGATCTTGTGAAAGCCCTGCCCCGCATAGAAGAAAATCTTCTCACCGGCGCGAATGATTGAGTAAGGCGCATACAATCCCTTGTCCTGGGTGATGCGATCGATCTGGAAGATGAGCGGAGAACCCGGTACGTAAGACATGCGCCGGATCGCCTGGTCCTGAAAGATGATTCCTGCTTCGCCTCCGGCAACACCGCGAACCAGACCACCATCAGGGAAGTCCTGAAAGTCCGAACCGTTAGTGCCGCTAGCCCATGTCGTTGTCGCGTTGAGACCTGACCAAAAGATACGATATGGATTCGAGAGAAGCCCGGAGAGAACAAGAAACCGGCCAACAACGCTGATGTAGGCTGCCTGTGGAGGCCCGCCTGCGCAATTGGCAAATGCCGTAGATGAAGTCAGGTCATAAACCTGAAGGATTGCGTTGGCCTGGGTCGCGAAGACGAGATTGCCGAACTGTGCAAATTGCCATTGAGCATTGGCCGCGAGAGCTCCGTAGGCTCCGGCTCCAAGCGAAACATCCGTCCATGTGGAGTCAGTATTGTTTAGCCGATAAAGCTTAGCGCCCGATATTGTTGAAGTTCCTGCAAATGTAACAACAGCACCGTCGTATCTAAGCGCATAGAACGCACCCCTGCACGCGGAAAGCAGGGCGGAAGTGTAGGCCGAAAAGGCCGGAAACGGACCGTAGCCGTCGCCGCGAGGCACCACGTTCAGGATGTTTCTGGTGGCCTGGCCTTCATAGTCGCTGACATCGGGGCGATAATCGCCGGGAGCAAGGAGTGGCATAAGTCGGTTGTCCGGATTGGGAGTGAACGATGATTGGCGCTGAATTTCACGACCAAGAGGCGTCGACTTGCGAACTGTCCTAACGCGCGCTGACGCAACTATTCGATCGTCCAGGTCTCGCCGTGTTTGACAGCCGGCGTCCACGGCTCAGCCTGCTTCGCCTGTGCGGTCCAGGTTTCCGACAGCTTCGTTCGAGGCATCCACGCTTCGCTCTGAATGGTTCTCGCCATCCAGTCATCGTGATCGAACGGACCTGGCAGCCAAGCTTCGAAATCGCGCGACAGGCCGGCCGCATTTCCCGTGACAAGATAGAAGGCTGCGGAAGCCGGCAGGTTCAGGGTTACGATCGCGGAGATCTGCCCAAGCGCGAGGCGCCCCGGTGCGTCAAAGCCGAGCAATGACATTAGCCGACTGTCACGTTAAGGGCGGTCGCGATATCCGCCATGCGCGGTTGACCAAGAACTTGCTCGAGCGCGACCCACCCCGCCAGGAAGCGAGTATTTGAAACCTCCATCGGGTCTTTCTGTGCCTGCATTGCGGACCACAGCAGCCAGAATTCCGCGTTGTTCGAGATGGCAATCTGAATTTTCGCAGCGTCGTCGGCGGTAAATTGCGCCACCAGATCTTGCGACAAAACCGTGTCGGGCACGGCTGCCGGCGACGCGCAGGCGTCAGGAACGCCGCCAACGGCGAGCCACACCTCATATTCCGCGCGGTCCCGATTTGTCGGGTCATTCGGGATGCTGGCCCCGTCCCCCGTCCGAACAACAATGTCCGTTGCGGTCAACTGGTAATCTGACATCAGAGCCTCGCATCCGCTTGAATTTTCGCGTTCACGGTACCGGCGTTAAGAATTGACAGGACGCCGGTCTGCGTGACGCCGGTACTCGTCGAGGTGAGCCCGAAGCGGAAACCAAACGGCGACATGCTGGCAAACTGCGCCGCCGTTCCGGCCTGCATGGTCGTTCCGGTCTGGAAGGGGTTGTTGTTCCAATCAGATGCCGTCGAGACTGTCATGGTTGGCGTCGCACGCATTTTGACCGGAAAAACGATCGGATAATATCCCTGTATCGCACTCGCCATACCCCCCGCGGATACCTCAGCGCCCGCGACGCCCGGCGCCAGCGCGTAGAGATATCGCAGGCACCTCTGATATTCCACATCGGCGGGACGCATGATCAAGGGCGCGCGCGTCGAGCTCGGAAATTCCAGCCCGGGCAGCAGCAGGAAGCCCGTGATCAGCACCACATTATTGGTGGTGCCCATGAAATTTGTGGAGTTCGTGGTCTGCACCACGTTTGCCAGGGTGCCCCACGATCCCGGCGCGATCGGCGATGCATGCTTGCCGTTCGCGAAGATGTCGACGATCAGGCCAATCCCGTTGTCCTTTAGCCACGTTCCAGTGGTGTCTCCGGGGATCGCCAGCGTAACCCATTGCCAGCCTCCACCGGTAACCGCGAACTCGATATAGTAGCAGCGGTTGTTCGCATTATTGAAGACGCGCGCAAAGGAAGTGCCGGAAACGGTCGAGAACCACTGGAATGCAATCGCCAGCGGCTGCGCATTGGCGGTGCCCCATCCCAGCCTGGCAACGCGGTTGCCTTCTGCCCTGTGCCGGAAGTGCAGCAGGTCGCCGTTGGTCGCCGCCATCGCGGCGGTCGCCTTGAATTGCAGGGCGAAATTGTAACCCGGTAGCGCCGCGGGAAAGGAGGCCGCCGCCACCTGGCCGCCGGAAATTGTGGCTGTACCGGAGGCGTTGGTGTATTCGTAGTCCCAGCCATCTGCGAGGTATTTGTCAGTATTGTTGGCCAGCGACGCGATACCGGTAGTCCCCAACTCCTGACTTATATCGACGTTACCGTTGATCTGCATGCCGTTGACCGCCATCGCGTCGAAAGGCGCGGCGTAGAGATTGGCGCGGGCCTGCGCCTGTTGTGCCGTCGTGAAGGCGTTCGCCTCTTCGATCGAGAGAAGATCTTCCTTCAAGGCGACAACCGCCACCTGCGGCACGGTCGTGAACGTGATTTTCGTTCCCGCACCACTCTGGCCGGCCGCCGTTCCCGTGCCGGAAGAGTTGAATAGCACCGTAGTTCGGACGAAGGTGCCGGTTCCGGAACTGTAAGCGCCTTCGCACATCTCCCATTGCGAAAGGTCCGCGCTTTCGGCCCGGAACTTGTAGACGCGGCCGTTAACTGCGCCCGCCAGTGCCGGGCTTTGGTAACCGATGACAGCGGCGGAATAGGTCCAATCCGTCGTTCCGCCCGCGGCTGGCGTGAATCTGCAAACGTCAAGAAAAGCTGCCATGCTATGCTATCGTCAAAATGCCGCTCACCTGATCGAGATCGACCGTGAACGTGCTGCCATTGTTCAATGTGACCGTCACGCCATAATCCCACCAACCGATCAACGGTCTGGTTGGGGACGTCGAATTGTAGAGTACCGCATATTGGAACGGGCCTATTGAACCGCCCGACGCAGTCCAGGACGGATCGAGCGAACCCGTGAACCTGAACGTGCCGGAAACCTGCGCGCCAGTAATGCTACCGATGGAAGCGCCACCGGCACCGTAGCCGCTGCCGGTCGAAAGATCGGCCGACGAATTGTAGGTGGTATTGGCTACGACCGGAGCAGTGTTGGTCAAATAGACTTTGTAAACATCGGTCGTTCCGGTTTTCATATCGTGCCGCTTGTTCGCGATGTCCTGCACAAAGCAGTTGAACTTGTTGAACGATGCCATCTGCTCTTATCTCTAGATAACCTGGCCGGAAACGCGAACCGTCATCGGGCCGGCGTTGAAGGTCGACGTCAGTCCGAGGTTGTTCAAATCGTTCAAAGCGGTCGAAAAGCCCAATCCCCATGTCTGGATGCGACCGTCTTCCTTGATGTAAGGCGCGGATTCCAGGAGCGCACCGTAGAGATACAAATCGGGTGCGAGCGTCAGCAGCCAATTCGGATCATTGCCCGCGAGCGGCGGAATGTTTTTGCGGTACACCATCTCGAGGGTATAGGCGGCGTCCGGCGTCGGCGCGATCTCGATCTCATCGCCGAACACCGTAAAGTAGCGCGGCCGGCCGGCGACGTCGGAAATTCCGAACCGGTACTCATCAAGCTGCGTGCCGGACTTGAACTCCAGACGAGGCTTGCCGGTAACGCCCGACAGACGCACCCGTCGCATGGACTGGAAGTCTGCCGGTAACGAGATGAATTCCGGCTCGTTCGAGGCAAGATTGACGAGGGCCGTCGAGCGTTGCTCCATCTGCCGGACGAATAGCTGCCGGTTGAATTTCGCCTCCGCGAGTTGGATGAAGGTCGGAATCCGAGCGATCAGCGTGCCGTCCTGATTTCTCGCGAGATATTCGGTCACCGCCGATTGCAACGATGCGTAGTCCACGATTTGCGTCACGATACCTCCGCTGACCAGCCGGCTTGCAGTTTCGGCCTGTCGGTTCGCAAGTAGGCCCATTCGGGATCTTCGAGCTTGCGCTGCACGACCAGATCGAACTCCGGCGTGAACATCCGCAACGGGATATTTCCTCTGGTGTGCTCTTCATTGAGCCACTTGACATAGATCACGTTGGGAATGCGCGCGACGTGACGTCCCCACTCGCCCCGCTGCTCCCCGCAGCGCGCATCCCTGTTCCATTGCAGGATCGGTTCGACGTCCTGGACGTGCTCGATAGCGAGGTCTTTGCCATTGCTGTCGAGATGCGCGCGGATCTGGACGCCGTCCATCACGACATCTCCGTGACCCAGAGCGTTCCCGCGGTGGCGGTCACGAGTCCATTGGTGGCTACCTTGATGGCTGAGATGCGCTGGCCGGGACTGACGATGATATATTCGATCACGTTCGCCGGCAGGTAAGCGTCGGCCGTCGTCGCGGTCTGTGCGCCGTCACCGATCCTGTAGCAGCAGGCGGAGTCCGCCACGAGACGGAGCTGATAGGTCTCCGGACCGAAAGCGTTGGTGATGGCCACGCTCGAATCATAGGCGATGGTCTGCGTCACGCCGATACGCGACGATTGTTGCTTGGGAAAGAACGACATTATGCGGCCCTCACGGCAATCGAGAAGTGCATCGGGATCGACGCGCCGGACGCGCCGGACGGCGTCAGCACGATCACGTCGTCTTCGTTGAGATAGGCCGGCGAAGGCGGCGTCGCCGAGAACAGCTGTCCTGCCGCGGATCCGGCCTGGGTTACCGTGAACGTCGCGAGCGTGTTGGAATTGGCTGACACCGTGATAGTGCCGTCGGCGGTCGTGATCGCACCTCCGAGAACACCGGTTGCCTTGAGCAGCCGGCAACGAAAGGGCACACGGATATAGGCCGCGACGGGCGTCGTGGCGCACGACGGTGTGTAGGCAGTCAGATCGATGGTGTTGAAGGTGTGATTGCCGGGAACAGGCATCTTGAAGTCTCCAGAAAAAGGGGCGACCCGAAGGCCGCCCAGGAAAAATATGACAATGGTCCTGAACGATCAGGACGTGGTATTGTCGAATACGCCGCCGGAGGCCTTCTCGTTGCGCGCGACGAGGGCGTATTCCGCCAGGATCTGGCAGCGGTCGGAGTCGCCGGTCTTGGCGAGTGGGATCGAGGTCATGTTGCGACCGTTGAGATATGCAACTGACCATTTGTCCAGTTCCAGCACCAAAACATCGCGTGGGCGCTGGAAGCGGCTGGCAACCACCTTCAGTTTTCCGAAATCGGATTCGTAAGCGTCGACCGACGCCACGATCTTTTTCGACTTTGCCTCCTCGATCGCCGTCGAACGGCCGGTGAAGGTCGAGAACACCTGCTTGTTGAAGGCGCCGGTCATGATCGTGCCCGGCTTGCCGCCGTTGGTCCAGATCGAAGACAGCACGGTTTTCAACCGCACTTCGGTGAACGCGATCTGGGTGCCGTCAGTACGCGTGCCGGTACCATCCGCCGCGGACGGATCCGCCGCACCCCCGGCGGTGCCCTTCGAGGTATTGCTTACGATCCACGAGAGGATCGAAGCGGTCTTGCGTGGCGTGGTAGTGTTGCCGGCAACCTTGGCCTGGTTGCTGCCAACCAGGATGGTCTCGACGTCGCGCTTGAGCTCGAGGCCTTTCAGCATCTCCTGGTAGGCCAGTTCGTTGTCGCGGCCGGCGTGATCGACCGCCTGCTGGGTGCCGGACACCTGCGCCACCTTGTAGGAGATCTGGCAGAGATTGCCGAGACGGATCGTCGGCGTGGTGGCGATCATCGTCGGGTCGTCGCCTTCGAGCTGTGCGTTGGCGGTGGAGGCTGCCGCAAGCGCCTGGGTTTGCCATTCGTGATTTACGGCCGTCGCCTTTTCCTTTTCGATACCGCTCATCAACGGGGTGTCGGTCGGATCGATACGATAAATCATATCGCTGAGGTCTTCGCGGTTGCCGATCGCCGAATAGGTCGTGAGCGTATTGACTGGTAACGTCATCTGTTGGTCCTTCTGATGCCCGGCGTATTGCGGCGCGAACGCGCAGCACGCAAACGGATACGTCCGTCATGCGCGACGCCGGCGTGTTTGATTATGGAGTGTTCAATATCTCGCAATTTGCGATGGCGCGGAGGCACTGCTTCCGGTTCGGCCTTACGAGACGTCGTCGCCGGGAGCCCATGCATCGCACAGGGGCAGCGTAGGAAAATTGCGGATGATGCAAGCTTGACTGGAAGCCCGCCGGGCGGCGTCCGATATCATCCCCAGTCACCGGGTCAGCCGAATGCAACACCGTTGGATTCAAAAAACCCGCGACCGGTTTCTCGGTGCGGGCTCACTATTTCTTCGATGATGAGCATATACCGGTGATTTGCCCGACGTGTCAAATTGCCCGGCAACAATCGGCATCGTAATTCGGAGATCGGCAGCATGACTGAAGGCGCGGCCAAACCGTATCTAGCGCCAGCCCTGAACGAGCCACGGTTGAAGCGGATCGTCGCGGTAGAACCCGCGCAGTCCGTCATCTAGCGGCGGCGCTAGCATCGTCGGATCTTGGCGGTCGATACCCACCAGGGCGGCGATTCTGCCTGCGAGGCCTCCGACGGCGTTTGCGCTGTCGGACGGAACGAGCGGCTGAGCAGGCGGCGTTAGACTCGGAGAACCCATGGTTGCCAGAAAATCGAACCAGTTGCCCTGGCCGGCCCCATTGGAATTGTCCGTTAAGCCAAAGACCTGCGGCGGCAGCGGCCATTGTGACATCGGCCTGCCGCTGACGATTCCGAGCGGTGAGCCGGGTTCTGGCGCTGGCATCGGCGATTTCGAAGTAATGCTCGAAAGAGCAGAGCTATCCCTGCGGCTCAATCGCCGAAAATTGGTGTCAGGTCGCGGCCCGCCGGATGCGTTTTCCGATCGCCCGCCGAATGCAGATTCTACGTTCGGCGAATCGGGCGCGATGGGACCTGCTACTATTGTTGCCACCGGCGATGGCGTTGCCGCAGCAGAAATCCGTGGAAAATTTCCGATGAAATTGCCAGCAGGCGAATACACCGCATCCGGCTGAACGGCAGACGGTGGCGAGGATGCATCCTGTACCTGCGGTGGCGCCACGGGAGCCGCAGAGCTCCTCCGTTTCTCCAACTCACGCAAAACCGGGGAGCGGGCCTGGCCAAACCCGGCTGTCGGGGCAGAGCCCCAGTTTCCAAATCGGCTATCGAACGGAGCTGGGCTGTCAGATGCAGATATCGGGGCAACGCTGGCTGGCGAAGAGCCCCATTTTCCAACGCGTTCGTCGAAGGATTCCAGGCGATCGGGAAGAGGACCGCGGGATGTGGCGCTTGCGCCGGTGCCGGACATTATTTCCGCAGCATGCTTCGTCCCATCGAGGTAAGGGAGCAGCGTACGATAATTGCCATACGTGGCCGGGTCGACTGTGGTCGTCTCGTTCAATGAGACGCCGATTGCGCCACCCTTGCTCGGGAATGCCTCATCTCCGTCGCCCGCGTCCTTATTGATCACTGAATAGTGCAAATGCGGGCCGGTGGTGCGCGCGCCGGTACTTCCAACAAGTCCGACAGTATCGCCAGGCCAAACAGTCTGTCCGACTTCCACCCGACTGCCGTCCAGCATGTGCCCGTACAAACTGTAGTTGCCGGTGTCATTTCTGACGATCACCACGTTCCCAAGATTCTTGTTGAACCCGGAATAGACCACCTTTCCGATAGCCGCCGCGGGAATAGGCGTGCCGGCGGGCGCAGCGAAATCCTGGCCTGCATGAAACTCAGGTTTCTTCCCGTCCATGGGATCGATTCGCGGCGCATAAGAAGATCTCGGCGTAAACCGGGAGCCAGGATTGTACGCATCCGTCATTTAGGCCTCCCTGATAGATCAATCACGATTCCCTCGTAACATTTGTTGTATTTTTGCTTTTCGGCCGGACATGAATCGATCTCCCCCACCCAGGTTAAAGCGACCTTCGTTCCCGATGGCGCGATGGCCAGACCAAGACCACCCCTCTCGGCAGATTTAAACGCCTGCCGAGCCACCACCTGGAAGTTGCTGTTTCGGATTTCGACGAGATATTGCGGCGGAATCGTCATCCAGTCCCCGTTGTTCGAATATTTCCCCACGGGCCGCACAGTGCCGAGCATTCCATCGCCGCCTACAGACGCCTCAAGCACGTCTTTTGCGACCAGCACGCATTTCCACGCGTCAATCGAGCACTTGAAAACAAAACCGGTGCCGAATTCATTGTTATTGGAACCAAGATACAAATACAGCGCCCGCCCATTAGCGAACCAGCCATTCCTGAAGTAAAGGCCTTTTGGCAGTGGGCCCGATCCGATTTTCTGGCGTTGCGCGTTGAAGACCTCCACCGACTGGGTGTTCGATTTTCCTTGCGGCTCGGAAACGGCAAATACCTTGGATGAATCGCTGCTCCATCCGACGTGCCTTATGCCGCGCCCTTCAGAGACTCGCAATTCGATGACTTTCAAATCTCCTGTGCCTGGAGCCAAGTTCAACGGTTCAGTGCTCGCGACATTCTTCAAATCAGGCGAGAAGGAGACAATTTGATGAGGTCGCCTCTGGTAGGTCGCAATTTTCCGTATCGGAAGACCACTGGCGATTTCAATTTCCGATGCCGACCCGGTTTTTTCCGGCCAACCCGCTTGGTGATCTACCTGGACCAATCTTTGGCCGTCGTCATCACAATTCAACTTTGACCTGGACAAAAAGGAATATGAAGGCGGTCTTCCCTTATCGTCATAGATCAGGCGCCTATCATCTACCACCATGACGATTTTTTCTCCGCACCAGCTTCCAAACTCGCCGGCGGGAAACGGGGCGCTTGGTAGCGAATCGAAAGATGGAACGGCACCGCCGCGTTCCTGCGGACGCTGCCCCTGTTCGGCTCGACACCTCGTCGCAGGAGCGAGCAGAGAAACTGCAAGCAAGCTGCTGGCCACCAACGCACGGGCACGATGGCCAGGTTGCACACCGACGACATATCTCCATGTATCCATCACTCTCTCCCCTCGGAACCAAGCCGGACTTCTTCTTCACTAACGCAGAGTTCGGCGCGCGTCAGCCGCGAGCAATTTTCGGACCTGCTGCGGCGGCCATGGCGACATCGGCCTGCCGCTGACGAGTCCGATCAGCGAGCCTGCTTCTAGCGACGCCGGTTGGTTCGGATCAAATGGAGCGATACCAGGAACCGCAGAAAGACGCGGAAAATTTCACAACGAGGAGGCTTATTTTCAGCAGCCCGCTTCTTAGAACAAAACAAGAACCTGGTCAATTGTCCTTGTGCAGCTCCGCTCTACAAAATCCCGAACCGCTTCCTCCTCTCTGCCGTCTGCACGAGCTCTTTCAATTCGGCCTGCGCCAGTTTGCCGTTGGCGATAATGGTGGCGAGATGATCGCGCACCTTGCCGACGATGTTGATAGCGAGAAACAGCTTTTCGCGGCCCGGCGCGTCGTCGATTGTCGTGGCTCGCCACGCGGACGTGTAATTTTCCTCGAGCGTCCTGAAGGCTCCGGCCAGCAGTTCGTTGTCGAGCAGTTCCTGCGCACGAACGGCCTTGGCCGCGGCGTGGTCCAGCCGGTTCTCGTCAGACATCGGGCTTATCCTTCGGGCTCTTCCGCTGCATCTTCGCATCATGGTTCGCTGCGGCGGCCAGCATGCCGAGCGCCGCATCGGCGACATTCATCTCGTGCTGCGCCTGGGCGTGCTGCATCTTCTGCTGTTCAGTCGTGGCTTTAATGTGCGCGTCGAGCAATGCCATCCTGGCGTCGAGCTCGGCTTTGATTCTGACAAGTTCGACCTCTGCCTAGACCCTGACTTGTTTGCGGATTGCGTCGGCTTGCGCCTTCTGCTGAGCAAACGCCTCTGGACCATGAGTCGTAAAGTCGAAATCGAAATACCGCGCAAGGTGAAACCACTCGCCACCGCGT